CCCGGCAATAAGAACGCAGAGAAAGACGGAGCGTACAGCACCGTCTTTTTTGATATGCTTTCTGCCGAAGAATTGAAGATCACCGAGAGTGTGCCGCTGGGCGGGCGTGAGGCGCTGGAACATGAAATGAAGATTTTGAAGTTCCGCGAACACAAGATACTGGCAAAAATTGCCGAGTATGAGAGCCAGCCGGAGGACGCGCTGTTTGTGAGCAGCCTTTTGGATATGCGCACCCCCGGCGGGCGGGGCAAGGACAAAAAAGACGGTGCCAACCAAACCATGGGTATGTACAGCAAAGACAGTGCCTTTAGCCGGGTGCTGAAATTACAGGAGGCGCTATACAAGGTGCAGGGCCGCATTGCCAAGATCGCGGACAGCCTGCGGGCCTTGGAGGAGAGCGACAGGCACATGGAGCTGGAAAAGCAGCGGCTTGAAATTTTGCGCATGAGAGCCACCGGCGCGGTGGATGTGCCCGACCCAGACGGGACGGCAGTAGATGATCTTGACGCGCCATTGGAGGAGGACACGGAGGAATGACACTGTACACCAGCAAGGTTATTGCCCAGTGGTTATGCCTGACCGAACGCCGGGTGCGGCAGTTACGCGACGAGGGCGTGATCGTGGAGGCAAGGCCGGGGCTGTATACGCGAAAACATCCTGAACCTGTACACCAAAAAGACGGGCCGGGAAAAGGATGAAGTGGCCGCGTGGATGGACGCTACAAGCTGGTGGACGGGCGAGGAGGCTAAGACCAACGGCTTTGTGGACGAACTGGTGGACGACGGAGAGAAAACCGTTGTGGAGAACCGGGGCGGCCTGCTGTTTGTGAACAGCGTAAACATGAACCTGCCTTTTGATAAGGCACCCAAATTTGTACAGAACAGCGTGGCAGCAGCCCCCGCCGCCAGCGGTTTTGTAAATACACCGACCCCGGCGGAGCAGCCGGGAAACAACAGCCATAAGGAGGACACGAACATGGCAAACGAGATCAAGACTGTGGACGAACTGCGCGGTGCTTACCCCGCGCTGGTTGACCAGATCGAACAGGCGGCGGCGCTGCGGGCTACCAATGCGGAGCGGCAGCGTATCCGCGACATTGAGGAAATGGCCCTGCCCGGCAGTGAGCAGATCACCAACGAGGCCAAGTACGAAAAGCCCATGAGCGCCAGCGACTACGCCAAGGCCGCCATGAAGAACGCCAAGGAGCAGGGCGCGGCTTGGCTGAACACCATGCAGCAGGGCGCAAACGCCAGCGGCGTGAACAGCGTGGGCAGCGCCCCCGCCCCCACCGGCGGTGAGAAGCCCGACGAGTTTATGGACGCAATCAAGGGCCTTGGCAAGAAGCAGTAAGGGAGGATATGACAGGTTGGACGGCGGAACATGGGAGGTCAAAACCGCGTACAGCCCGGATATTGCCGAGGAGAAATACCAAGCCCACCTGCGGGAAAAGGGGCCGGACTTGAAAATAGGCAATGACCATGAGCTGGCAAACTATATTGAAACCACGATTTTAGACAAAGATTGTAGCCCGGCGGCGGTGCTGGGGTTTGCCATGATTGAGGGAAAAAAGTTCAAAACCAGTTTGTCGGTGCCGACAATCTACAAGTACATTGCCAAGGGCTTGTTCTTGAATCTGACGCAAGAGGAGTTGCCCCGGCACGGAAAGAAAAAGCATAAGTATAAGAAAGTGAAGAAGAACAAAAGCGCCAGCCGCGCCCCGGCGGGCGAAAGCATTGAACAGCGCCCAGAGAAGATCGACGAGCGGGAGGAGTTCGGCCATTGGGAGGGCGACACTGTGTACAGCGGCAAGGGAAAGCGCAAGACCACCCGCGCCCTACTGACCCTGACCGAGCGCAAGACCCGGAAAGAAATCATTATAGCGATACCGAACCGCAAGGCTGAAACGGTGGTCAAGGCGCTGGACGCACTGGAACGGAAACTTGGTGCCCGGCGGTTTAGGGCAATCTTCAAAAGCATTACCTTTGACAACGGCACCGAGTTTGCGGCGGCGGAGGAGCTGGAACGCTCTTGCGTCAACAAGCACCTGCCCCGGACGAAAGTGTATTTCTGCCACCCGTATTCCTCTTGGGAGCGGGGCACCAACGAGAACACCAACGGCATGATTCGGCGGCGGTTCCCCAAGGGCACGAACTTTGCGGCGGTGACGAACGCGCAGATCGCGCAGGCCGAAAACTGGATAAATAATTATCCACGGAAGATATTAGGGTACAAGTCAAGCGAGATCGTATTTAGAGAGTGCCTGCGGGAACTGGGCATTGCGGCATGATGGGTAGATAAAGAGAGCAAAATATAGATAAATCGTTGAAAAAGGCGTGATGTGTTATAGTCGGTGCAATAGAATAGGGGTTATAACAGGCTGCCAACAAAAGAGTGAATGTTGACGGCTTTGTTGTGGTGCGATAAAATGTACAAAAATATAAGCAAAAAGTTGTTGCATTTGACTATTGAATTTTTCTTTATGCAAAAAAATGTAAAAAACGCTTGACTTTTCCGCTCATATAGTTTATAATAACAAACGTCGCCCGGAGAGAGCGATTGAGCAAAAACTCTCCAACATGCGGCCGTAGCTCATCTGGTAGAGCGCCACCTTGCCAAGGTGGAGGTAGCGAGTTCGAGC